TCACCGCACCGTGTGCCACATGGGTGAAGCTGGCCGAGCTGGTCACCGAAGTCCGCACCCGGCTGACCAAGCGGGGGGCGTTGCTATGAGCGATGCCGTGTGCCAATTGTGCATGCTCGCAGCGACATACCACGCCGCGATCCTGCAGACCAACATCGAAGACGAATACAACCGCATCCACGGGCAGGAGCACGGCCAATGACGCGGCGTGACGCACTGCAAGTGCTCGCCATGTGCGCATGGCTGCGCAAACACATCGCCAAGATTGATGATCGCGCCAAGATTACTGCCGACGTCACGATGCCGGAGGAGAAATCCGCTGCCATAGTTGACGGAACGGTGGTCGCGTACACATCGCGGATAACCCGTCGACCAGAGCTGAAAGTCCTTGACCCTGAGGGCTTCACGGCGTGGGTGGCCGAGCATTACCCGTCGGAAATCATGCAGGCGGTGCGCCCGGCGTTCCTGTCCCTCCTGCAGGACCAGGCCCGCCAGACCGGCGCGGTCCTCGGTCCCGGCGGGGAGGTGTGCGATTGCGCTGTCCTCGACGACGCCGTGATCTACACAACCACCCGGTTGACCAAGGATGCCGATGTGCTTGAGCCGTTACTCACGACGGTCACGCTGGCCGACCTACCTGAATACATCCAGCCCGAATACATCCAGGAGTTGTGATGACACCCCGCACACGTATGCCCACCGGAGTCGCAGACTGGCCGATGGTCCTGATCGAAGGCCCAGACCAGGTCGGAAAGTCATACCAGGCAGCCCAATTCACCGGATGTGACAAGGTCGGCAAAGCCTACTGGCTCAGTGTCGGCGAGAGCGCCGCCGACGAGTACATCAACGTTCCCGGCGCCGATTACGTCATCCTTGAGCACGACGGCACATGGCACGACATCCTCGACCAGATCACCGCCGCAGCGGAGGAAGCCGCCGGATCCGACAAGCCAGCCGTCCTGGTCATCGACTCCATGTCGTCAGTGTGGGACATGCTCAAGGCGTGGACCAATCATCGGGCACGTAACTCCAAGAACGCCAAGAAGATTCTGGCTGCTGATCCTGATGCGGAGATCAGCGCCCCGCCGAACCTGTGGAACGACGCCAACGACCGTCACCACCGTTTGATGAACCTGCTTTCGCGGTTCCCGGGCATCGTCGTGCTGACCGCTCGGGGTAAAGAGACGATGGCGATGGACAAGGACGGTCGGCCGATCCCGAATGTGAAGGACTACTCGGTTGAGGCCAACAAGAATCTGCCGTTCCGGGTGACCGCTCACGTGCGGCTGTCTCGGGAGGATCCGCCGGTGGTGGTGTCGTTCCGGTCCGCGACAAACGGCCGACGCCCGGGGGTGGACAAGCCGGAACGGTATCCGGATTTCACATTGGAGCACTTGGTCTTCGACGTGATGGGACTCAAGACGGCGCAGACCAGCAGGGTCGTCGAGTTGGTCGCCGACGAGAAGGCCCCGGCGGACAAAGCTCGTGCAGAACTGCTGGCGTGGTGCCATGAGAACAGGGTTGATCCGCGCGGAGTGGCCGCACGGTTCCACGACTCGCAGGGCGAGGAGTTGGGTTCGACTCTGGACGCGGGCGCGGTGACGGCTTTGCTGTCGGATCTGCAGTTGGAGACCGCGGAGGCCGCATCGTGACCGACCAACTAACCCCGAACTCCGTAGTGTCCGGATTGCTGCGGCTGTCTCAGGAGTTGGCCGAGTTGTCCAAGAACCTCGACCAGCTTGAAGCGGATGCGGTGAACAGTCGAGAGGATTTCACCCTGTCCTTGTCTAAGGCGTATCTGGCCGCTGAAGGCCCGGTTGAAACGCGTAAGCATCAAGCCATCGTCGATACCCACCATGAGCGGTTAACCGCCGAGACAGCGGAAGCCCTTGTGCGGGGCCGCAAAAGGCAGCTTCAGACATTGCTGACCCGCATTGATGTAGGGCGGTCTGCCGCCGCAGCTCTACGCGCAGAAATATCGCTAGGAGGAATCCATTGAGTAGCACAGTGATGTGGACCGAGGCGAAAACCCGCGCAGCGGTAAAGGAACGGTCGGGAGGAGCGTGTGAGCGTTGCGACCGGGCACGCGCCACGGACATGCACCACCGGCAGAACCGCTCACAGGGCGGGGGGTGGAATCCGGCGAACATCGTCCACCTGTGCGCGTGGTGTCATCAGATGATCACCGCCTATCCCGAGGCGTCCCGGTTGGTTGGGTGGTCGGTCAGATCGACCGATGACCCCGAAACCGTTCCCGTTCCGATTCGTGGCACGTCGTGCCTGCTGGAACTCGACGGGACCATCGTCGTAATCCCCGATCGGCGATCATCGGAACTCCCCGACGAGCCCGCACCTGAACCGCAGGAGGGGCTGTGACGCCCTACTACGACGACGGGCAGATCGTCCTCTACCACGGGGACGCACTGGCGGTGCTCTGTCAACTGCCCGCGAAATCTGTGGACTGCGCTGTCACATCGCCGCCCTACTACGGCCTGCGCGACTATGGCGTCGAAGGCCAGTACTTCACCGCCACCGCACCCAACGGCCGCATCCTGTGCTCCAGTGAGCTCTACACCAACCGTGATGATTGCGTCCACGCTGCACACCTGGCGTTCGGGGCGGACACCGCGGCACTGCTGCAGGGCGACGGGCCGGGCTACTGGCTGAGGGTCGGTGCGCGGTGAACCCCGACCTGCCCTGCCTGTGCGGGCACCCGCGCCACGACGAAAAGTGCCCAAGCACAAGCGGATGCGAATGCCGGAAGTACATCCCTGACGACCACCGGTATCCCTGCTCGATCGGGTGGGTCACGTCGTGAGCGCGCTGGAGCTAACGGATCTGTTTTGCGGTGCGGGGGGTAGCTCCACGGGTGCCGCCGCGGTGCCGGGCGTGTCGGTGCGGATCGCGTCGAATCACTGGGAGCTGGCAGTCGAGACGCACAACACCAACCACCCGACCGCGGACCATCTATGCGCGGACCTGTCACAGGTCGATCCGCGCTACTTCCCCCGGACCGACATCCTCTGGGCCAGCCCGGAATGCACGAACCACAGTGTGGCCAGAGGCCGCAAGCGCATGGATGCGCAGCCGGATCTGTTCGGCGAGATCCTGCCCGAGGCTGCGGCCGAACGGTCCCGGGCAACTATGTGGGACGTGCCCCGGTTCACTGAGGCGCACCGCTATCAGGCGGTGATCGTCGAGAACGTAGTCGATGCCTGGCATTGGGAGCCGTTCCGGGCGTGGCTGATGGCGATGGACTCCCTCGGCTACGAGCACCACATCGTGTTCCTCAACAGCATGCACGCGCAGGCGTTCGGGCCGGGCGCACCACAGTCCCGGGACCGCATGTATGTGGTCTTCTGGCGCAAGGGGAACCGGATGCCCGATTTCGTGCGGGTCACCAGCCCGGCCGCGGTCTGCCTGGAATGCGGACAGGTGCGGGCACGTCAGGTGTTCAAGAGGCCGGAACGGCCGTGGGGCCGCTACCGGGCACAGTATGTGTTCCGTTGCCCGAATGTGAAGTGCCGCAACACGATCGTGGAACCGATGTTCCGGCCGGCTGCGGAGATCATCGACTGGCAGCATCTCGGCACGCGGATCGGTGACCGGGACAAGCCCCTCGCGGAGAAGACCCTTGCCAGGATCCGGGCCGGGATTGAACGGTACTGGGCACCTCTACTAGTGCCGGTCGAGGGTCGTGACGGCAAGCAGGCCGCCCCGGTTGGACATCCCGTGCGGACGATGACGACGCGCAACGAGACGGGGATGGCTTTCCTGACGCAGTTCCGTGACCGGGTTCGGGATCTGGACCCATCGCGTGAGCCGCTGACCACGGTTGTGGCTGATGGGGCGAACCACGGGCTCGTCGCGCAGCCGTTCATCGCGGAGCTGCGCGGCGGCGGCAGTGTCGCTCGCCCGGTATCCGACCCGCTGGCCACCGTCACCGCGTCGGGTAACCATCACGGCCTGGTGACTACCTACTACGGCAACGGGGCTGTCGTCCCGACCGAGGAGGCTTTGCCGACGTGCACGACGGTGGAACGTCACGCGCTGCTGATGCGCAACAACTCGAGCAAGGGTGACGGTGCGGAGATGGTCACGCCCACATCCGAGCCGGTTCGCACGGTCACCACGGCAGGGCACCAGTCCCTGCTCGCGGGCGGCCCGACGATCAACGTGGACGATGTGCTGTTCCGGATGCTCGAACCCCGAGAGATCGCCGGGGCGATGGACTTCCCGGCCGACTACGTCATCCTTGGAAACCGGCGTGAACAGGTCCGGCAAGCAGGGAACGCGGTAACCCCGCCCGCCGCAAGGGATCTGGTCGGAATCGTAGCCGAGTCGCTGGGGGTGACGTCATGACCCCGACAGACCTCGCCGAAGTGCTTGCGGCGCACCAATATGTCAGCGGCCTGGACGCTTACTGCAAATGTGGCAACGGGCCGTACATCGACGATGCCGACATGGCCGCCCACCAGGCCCAGGCGTGGCGTGACGCCTGCACCCCAGGACTGGCTGGAACAACAATGCCGCCAGTATTCCGGCAAGGCGGGGGACATCGAGGACTACCAGCTGGGGAGCGAGAATTGAGTGAAGTAGACCGACTGCTCGAAGACCACAAGTTCAGCCCGGACGGCAGCATCTTTGAGCCAGAGTCGTTGCAGGACATCTGCGAACGTCTCGGGTACATCGACGAACACGAGTGCGTCTGTAATGAGAGTCCGCACCTGAACGCCCTGCATGACCTCGCCTATGACGACGTGCCGGCACTGCTGACGGTGCTCGACACCCTGACCGACCGCATCGCCGCGCTGGAACAGGCAGTGGCGCGGGTGCGGGAGGCCCGAAGTGAGCGCGACGCTGGCTACAAACGCAGGGAACACGGCGGGGTGGTTGAGGACAGATACATGCGCGCCATCGACGACATCCTCGACGGGCTCGACGAGACGGAGGAAAAGTGAAGGGATTCATCAAGCTTCGACTCGTCGATGGCCACGGCGAGCGCCCGCT